CGCTACCGGTGGGGATGGACGCTACAGAGCGCACCAACTTCATTGCAGACTGTGTATCGTTGTATGGAAATTCAACGATTATGACCGCACTCATAGATACTTTAGATCTCGACCAGTAAAATGGGTCGATTCTTAATGATACTATGGACGGTTATTTTCATCACGGCATGTTCCAATTTTCTTTTGGATTATGACGATGGTGAGAACAGTCTGTTAATACAAGCAGACATGCCAGAAACGGCATGCGAGCCCACATCAGTAAATAAAGGAGATGTACCTTCATGCGAAGACATCCTACAAAAGGAAGAGTCAAACTAGACCTTCCAATGAAACCCGAGGTTATATATCCTAATATAATCAAACGGGCGCTAGTAGCTGGTACTTTACCAGAGAAAGAGGTTTTGCTAGGGCACTTACGTGCTCGTCGCTACGACCTTCTACTCGAGTGGAGTGAGCGCGTGAGTCCACAGTTGTATGACTCACCGACATCTTATTTTGTCGCAGCTCAATTGTCAGCTTTAATTAAGAAATATCCTTTCTCGGAGAAGCAGGTGCCTGGTATTTCACCAGGTGTTGTCGCTTACGAGAAGTTTTTATCGGCTGAACACCGATGTAAGAGGATAAATCTACGTGCCGACCTTCGGAAGAAGGCCAGTGCATGGGAGCCATATGCGGAAATCTATGCATATGCTCGGAGCTATATTTCTTCTACGATAGGCTTCACGCCTAACCTCGAAGAGATAGCCCTTAAAGCCGACATAACGCCAGGCGCAGCAATCGGTGTACATGGGAATAAGACCAATCTAGCCAGGAAACTTTTGGCAGAAGATTGGACATGTACTCGAGCCGCGATACCTTACGCCGTAGCTTGCCTCGGCACCAACGATCACTACTTTGAAACTGTCCTTACTGGACGGCCTATCTGTTATGATCGGAGCGAATTTATTCGCTTGTGCCTAGAAAAGATAACGGTTGTTGACTACAATAAAATCGAATTTGTACCCAAGACAGCACGCACCGATCGGTGTATAGCTGTTGAACCATTACTTAATGGGTTGGTGCAGAACGGAGTTGATACCTTCATGCGTCGCTGTCTTATGCGTCGCGGTATCGATTTATCTGATCAAAGTAAAAATGCTCGCCTTGCTAAGGCTGGCTCTATACCTGGTCAATTTAATCCGTATGCTACAATAGACTTGTCGGCTGCTTCTGATACGATATCAGAGACAACGGTCCAAGATCTACTACCTCCCAAGTGGTTTGACCTTTTGAATGATCTAAGGTCACCTGCTTATCTTGATCCAACTGACGGTAAAGTTAAAAACTACCATAAGTTCGTCTCGATGGGTAATGGTTTCTGTTTTCCACTGGAGTCGCTTATTTTTGCGGCACTCTCTTTTGGAGTTTTGTCTTATATGAACGAAGACGTCACGGACTTTTCAGTCTATGGCGACGACATTATTATAAGACAGTCAGCTGCACTTTTGTTAAAAGAAGTGTTTGCTGATAAGGGCTTCACTATGAACACTGAAAAGTCGTTTATAGTTGGTCCTTTCAAAGAAAGCTGTGGTTCAGATTGGTATGAAGGGCAGGACGTCCGTCCTGTGTTCCTAAAGAAGCAATTGGTAGATTTACGCCAATTGTTCTCACTGCATAATACCTTCTTGAGGTCGCCCAGAACTGAGATCTTCTCCGAAGAAATCAGAGAATATCTACGTAGCTTTGCGCCGGCGCTAATTAGGCCGGGCCGCGAGGCCACTGATACGTGTTTCAATGTATCACTAGATCAATTCATGGGTTCCTCCTCATCCCGATGGAAACGCGATACACAAACTTGGTCTTGGACCGAGCTCATGTCGTTTTCTGTTAAGGATAAGGTGGAAGGGGCTAACAGTGACGCCTTAGCAAGCGTTACACATGCGGCAATACTCCGGGGGTCCTCCCCAGAAATGCCGTTTGCTCTTAGATACACGACAAAAGTACGACGCATCAAGGTCTCGCGACCCTGGTCTTGTCGGTACGTTCCCTTACCACGATTTAATTACAATCGTTGGTTAGGTGGGTAGGTACATAAGTATACATATTACCGTAGCGTCCAATCAAGGGCGTGGTAGTATAGTATGAGTATGTGCCTAATTCACTTTAGGATAGTGTATCTTTCGTACTCCCTCGGCATCCTGCTGAGTTTTGGAGTTCTCTTTTCTTATAAGCCCTAGCCGTCATGGCTGGATCTTGTACAGAAAAGGCGATTGTTGAGAATTAACTCAACATATAAAACGGGACCCTCTTTGCAGAGCATCCCTG